TAAGCGCCGCCGGAATGACCGGCAGAAAGTCAATAACCTGCTCGGACGCGGAATCTATAACGTCTCGGTTTGTCACCGACGCCACCAGCATATCACCGGCTAGCGGGGAATAAATGCCATAGTCGGGCAATGCTCGCCACCAAGAACCCACATAGGCATTAGGGAAATCATTAACGTAAATCAGCGAGTCAGCCGGCAACCCTGCCGCCGACGGCACGTCAGACCATGCGTATGATCCAGCCATTACGCTAGAACGTGACCACGCGCCTATCGAGTTCTTCTTGTACACAAACCCATCGGCATCATTAAGCACGATGTTCGCATCGTAAAAATGCCATCCAGCGTCAAGATACCGCGCCAGCTTGTTAGCCTGACCCGCCCAATCGCCAGTAGGCGTTGTGCCGACAATGTATCTATCCCCCTCCGCCGCCTCTGACACTGGCAAAGCGTTATCGCCAACGGTCAGCACGCGGCACTGTAGCAGCGCGTCTATGACGTTTATGGAAAGGTTCAGCCCCGCCGCCGGGTCGATAGTATTCTCAGGTACAAACGGAATTCCGTTATTAATGCTATTGGTCATGATTATAAAACCTCAATAGATGCGGCAACACCCGCGCCGGTTATCTGGTTAATTTGCTGCACGGATATTGTCCCTGGCAGGTAATCCAGCACAATACTGCTCTCAGTGGTATCCACCGTGCCGCCCGTAACGGCATCACCTGAAACCCTGAACCCGGTAAAATACGCGCCCATTCCGATAGTAGAGCTGCCGCCAATCCTGCCGACACCTTGCCACGATATGCGCATTTTTTCCACGACGCCATCCATGAAAATCTCATAGCTGAGATACGCTGGTACTCGCTCTTTCTGGCTATTGCCAGCGAATGTCATGGTCTGCGCTGGCAGTGCAGTATCTTTGCCGATTGACGTCGCCCGAAAAGTCAGGTCTCGACCTAGCAAAAACAAACCAGCCTCGACAAAAATAATCATAGATTGCGACATGACCACAAACCGCTCACCGATGGCATGTGTGACCGATGCCGTGCCTTTCCGCCCCCTGAGCAAATACGACAGCCGCCACGTTGTCGCCGTCAACTGCTCCGCCCCTGAGAAATTAACCAGCTCATCCCCGATAATGCAGAGATTCGACCTGTTCATCATCTCGCCAAGCGTTGCCGGTATCAGCTCCATATCGTCGCGCAATAGCTCAATGTCGACGGTATTAACCTCATCAGGGTACGCAACGGGACCGGACGGCAGACCGCTTATCAGCGTACCCATAACGGCGGTTGTCGTAACAGACCCGCCAGACTCCCACGTAACCCCAGCATCGCGAGATAACTGCACAATGGCTCCTTCCCATTCGAGCGATTCGCCGGACACGGCAACGTAATATCCAAGATAGTCCTGTGCGTCCATCAGTATCGGGCAGTCCATTACATGAAGGACGGTATCGGATGGCTCCAAATTTGGCGGGTCTGCCGGTATAGGTGCTGGCAATCCCTCTATGGTCGAAGAGTACGCGGACTCACGATCATACGAGCACCGATAACGCTGGTATCCGTCGTCTATGTCTATCGTTGTGATCCGCAATCTATCGCCACGGAAAATAATCACGTCAGCAACGGTTAGCCATAGCCAGTTAATCGGCAGGCTGAACTCTACGTCCCCGCGCTGGTCTTCGATTTCTATTTTATGTTGTATCGTGATGGCTTGCGCTGCCGCGTCTGCGCTCATGATTACCGTCGTTTCTTTTGACGATTCTGACTTAGCCCGGTAATCGCTCGACCTGTCGCTAGTCTGTTTGTTGGGAGTCAGTCCGCCGTCAGTGTCAAAATAGCGAAGGTTCATTACTCGCGGCACGTTTATAGGATCTGCTCGCGTGCGTGTCTCTACGTCTTTGCCATCGTCCACGATGTCGTCATCGTCAATAGTGGCTACTGCAATGCCGCCGCGAGGGATAAAATGTAACGCCCCGTCAAAGTTAGCGGCATCAAACTGATACACGCCAGCCAATTGTTCTATCGCGCCTGTTCCTGACGACTGGCCGCCCGTGATGTAAAAACCATCGACCATACCCTCCAGCAATGTGGCGTCTATCGCGTCATACGGTATGCCAGCACGCTCGCATATCTCGCTAACGATTGACGATACCGACCACGCCCACGCGCTACTCATATCATGACGCCTCTAGCATAAATTGGAGCCTCAGACCTCGGTTTAGCCCGATCTTAATTAACGGCGCTACGCCCTCAGCCATAAGGTACTCAACAAGAAACCTATCGCGCTGCATTCTGACATATAGGTTACCATTCTTGACATAGGCAAGGATTAAATCACTGATCAAATACCCCTGAGACGCTATTATCCGCTTGTCGTCGTACGTGATGCGCGGCGTTATGACGTCCTCGCCAAGATCCAATGTTGCCATACCTGGAACCGTTCCATCATACCACCATAAGTAAGACGCGCCATCCTGAACATAAGCAATAGCGGGGAACATAGACTGGTCGAATGCGAAACTCATCTCCTCAAGATTGGGTAACGTCAACGCCACAAATTCAGGGACGCTAGGCGCTGATAGCGTAATGTAGCTATCAGCCGTGCCAGCCATCGCCACCCGCCCTCGCCAGCGCTGGTACATCAAACCCTCGGACGGGTCTTGTAGTGCTATCCCGCCGTCTTCGTAGTCTATAACCTTAGTGACAGACAGCGAGTTTGCCCCCGTAAAAGGGGAGCTGACAACACTAGACGATAAAACATTATCAGGGATCATAATGTTTTTCGAGACCACGAATTACGGAAGGTCAAGTCGAGCACGGTTGTGTTAGTTTTCGGTATGGCAGGCGTAATGCCGAACTGGTACGTGCCGACGCCAAAGTGTACCCAGATGGCGCTGATACCGCCGGAAAGGTTCCCAGCACCTAGCGCCCAGCTTATAGTTGCCTCTTTTAATAGGGACGATGCAGAATACGCCGCGTTTGAGACAGTGGAATAACCGCCAGTAGTCCCGCTGGGAGTAGACGTCACAGAACCGATTGCGCCGTTGTATACAGTGCAGGCTGATACAACATTATTGGTTCCATCCAATTCAAAACCCCAAAAGCTGACTGAGTTTGCATTAGACGCCCTGCCAACGATGGCATAATCAACACCAGATATAGTAACTGTATCGCTCCAATCGACTGACGGCGCATAACATCGCAGCTCATACGTAACATCGAGCACCTCGTCAGCCAGTACCGTGATCGTGGTCGGGGCTCCATACCCGTCAAGAATAAGCGCACGACTGAACAAGTTTCCGTTTGTCTGAGGACTTATGCCAACCTCTGCAATGTTACCCTCTGCCACGCCTACGGCGAAGCGGTACGTATTCCTACGCCACCCAAAATAGGGGGCCGACGAAGCCGCGCCCGTCACTGTGGCATCTATGTCGTTAGTCCCAGCGATTCTCGCACCTAGCGAGGTATTACCGTTTGCCGGTGTAGCAGACCCGCTGCCAACTTGACAATAAGCTAGATAGCTTCCAGAACTTCCAATCAAGTCAAGACCGTTATCAGTTATCAAATTCGGGAACCAGTCCGCCAACAACCGGCGCGAGCCAGACACCTCGTCACCATTGGCATCAATTTTAAACGCCTCGAATTTAAAAAGACCGGCAAGCTCGCCAGCCGGTACGGTTACTTGCTTCATGTTAGTGTTCCTCCAGTAATTATAGGCGCGCTGGCATCGATAGCCTCCGCTGGCACAGTATAAGGCTCAACTATATCATCAAGAGACCCGCTTATTACCGCCGGCACTAAGTCGAAAGCCTCTGCCGGTACTGTGTAGTCCTTGTATATGTCACGCAACGTGCCGGACAACAGCTCCGCTGGCACCAAGTCGAAAGCCTCTGCCGGGACAGTGTAAACATGAACAGGATCACGCAACACCCCAGCGGTAATAACCGTCGGATATTGCTCCATCAAGTCAGGATCAAGATGCGGCGGCTGGCGAACAGTCGCAGGCATAGACTCCATGCCTTCAAGACCTTCAATGGCATACGGACGGGACGTCAGGTAGACCCCCTCTGACCTTTCGACCTCGAACTGGTATGACGGCACCGCGCCGCCCGTCTCAGTCAGGTCGTGATTAACGCATACCATGTAAGCCGTGCCACGATGCGCGGGGATATCAATTCCGAAAACCATCTGCAATTCAGGGCAGGGCATTTGATCCCATGCGCCATAATACAAAACATGATTTTTCCAAAATGCCGCGTTGTTACGGTTGCCCCAATGCGTGTTTCTGGAATCGTAAATCATTTTGTCGTTGCGCCATATCCGCCTAAAACGGGTTATCGGCCCCTCGCAAACCCCTATGGCGTAAGTGCGATAGACGCGCTGCTGGAACGTCACCTGCACATCGTCGCCAATATCTTGAAACGAAGGAATCCATTTCTTTTTTGGCGGCTGGCAGTAGATGAGGTTGCCGCCTATTGGCCTGACACGCCCCCACACGACGACCCTTGGCTGTCCTTCCTCCGCTGTCTGGCGTGACATATCGCCCAGACTGTTGTACTGAGGGTCGGGAGCACCCGTGCCAAACTTGCGATCCAGCCAGCCGGGTATGCCAAGCCCGCCAAGATTCGTGAGCTTGTGAACCCAGCTATCACTGCCAAATACCTCAGCTGATAAGCTCACGTTCGACCTCGAACTGGTACGACGGGACGGCACCCCCGAATTCGGTTAGATCGTGATTAATGCACACCATGTAAGCCGTGCCACGATGCGCGGGGATATTCTCACCAAAGACGGACTGCAATTCAGGGCAGGGCATTTGATCCCATGAACCTAAGTAGAATGTATTTTTTGTCAGAAACGTTGGATTGTTTTTATCCCCCCACTCGTTCCCACGTGCGTCATAAACCAGTTTATTATTGCGCCAAACCCTAATAAAACCACTGACCGGCCCCTCGCAAACCCCGATGGCGTACGTCCTGAAAATATGCTGGTTAAAAGTAACCTGTAAGTCACTGCCAGACTTGCCCTCGACCTCGTAGAACGAAGGAATCCATTTCTTTTTGGGCGGCTGGCAGTAGATGAGATTGCCGCCTATCGGTCTGACGCGACCCCACACGACGACCCTTGGCTGTCCTTCCTCCGCTGTCTGGCGTGACATATCCCCCAGACTGTTGTACTGAGGGTCGGGAGCACCCGTGCCAAACTTGCGATCCAGCCAGCCGGGTATGCCAAGCCCGCCCAAGTTCGTGAGCTTGTGAACCCAACTATCACTGCCAAATACCTCAGCCGATAAGCTCACGGTCTAAAAACCATCAAAATTTTATCCCGCCATCTATCATCAATGCCATGCTCTGCGACCACGGAATGAGAGTGGCTATGGATGATCTGTAACCCGTGCTTGCCATCGCTCAGAATGCCAGCGTGAGCAGGTTCGCGCTGCCTACTATCCCAGCACATAATCACCACATCGCCAGGCGCCGCATCATCAAACGGGATAGGATCGCCAAAATGATCCCTGAACTCTCGCTCTAGCCCGTCTTTACACGGATTCCTGCCGTAGTCGATCCTGTCACGTATAGTCACGCCACCGGCACGCAAAGCCGCAACTACTAGCCCGGCACAGTCAACGCCGAATCTCGACCTCCCACGATGCCGCCACTTGACGCCAACGTAAGACCGCGCCTCTGCAATCGCTAAATCAGCCTGATATAGTTGAGCCATTAGGTGTCCCGAAACTTTGAGCCAGTGGCGTTCTCGATTCCATGCCGTCGGCAACCGGAATAAATGACTCGCCCTTGTAATTGATATAATTGTCGTATGCCTTGCACATAGTAGGCGTTTTGTCACAATCCCGCCTTATCTTGTACTCATCCCCTACCTCAATCGCAAACGGCACCGGCTCAAATAACGCCACCGTGCCGCTAATGTTACTATACGCCTCGACCTGATATAGCCGATTATTCGCCGCGTTGTTGCCTGTAATCCACTGAACACGTGCGGGAAACCCCATGTCTGACATTATGTTATCGTGGTCGGCAAATACCCGCATCGGGTCATCGGCGTCGACCGCCGTAACCGTACAATCGACCCACATCGCCGTTGCATCATACCCGCAACCAGTCTGAGCACTGGCTTCAGTGCCAAACGTAGCACGGCAGGTCAAGCTCCACACGCCACCAAGGGACTGGCGCAACCTCATGGCAAAGCTGATAAGCTCAGGCGTGTATACCTGGTTGTTCTTAATGGCAACCTGACCGACATCACCGGCGTCGATAATCATCGCCCCGTCGTCGACGTTAGCCCAATTCAAAAGATATGCAGTCCATCGCGCATTGTCCAATTCTCCCGCCGCCGCCATCGCAAGCGTTATCCCCGGCACTATCTCATCGGCCAGCAACGACGCTGCCTCAGTGTTATCAACGGATAGACCGGCATTAGTTGAAACAGACGACGCGTTAAATCCGTTGGTAGCGTAGTAAGTAACGCCCAAATACTCAACATCCCTATCGAGAGTTGTTAGACCATAAATCCGACCGTCAACAAGCTGCAACCTCAACAGCCTACAAACAGTAGTGACGGGCTGCTGCAAATGATCAAGCAACAGCGCGGGGATCATCCTCACAGCCTGACCTCGACTATATCGACATCACCTGTCAGCATAAAACCGCCCGTAGCCCTGCCCGCAGGATCGAAGTCTAGCCGGTCACTGTCAAACCTTACCGGCACATCAAACTCACCAGACCACGTAATCACCGCCCCTACAGTCGCAATAAACGAAACGATGCCAGTCGTGGTATCAACGGATGATCCTATCTCAACCCCATCGGCGTACAGTGTCACAGTATCAGCGACGGGCTTTGCAATAACTCGCTGCAAAGACAACGACCCAAACGTGTAATTCTTGACCAATTGCAACGTCTGAGCCGCGCCTGTGGCTGTGCCGATTGCCTCAGCTGTTGCAGTGTAGTCCGTCCAATCCTTGAACCTGAAAGGAATGGCTGAGCCAGCGCTCGCCATGTGTGCGCCCCTTACAACCGCGTGATCTGCTGGCTCAAGTGCTTGGAACAGCACGGAGTATTTCCCCATCGGCATCGTCCAGTCTATATTGCGCCGTTCGAATCCAGACTTCAGCGTTACTACCCTCGTCTTGAACTCCTGCCCAAACTGTGATCCGTAAGCCACGCAATCTAGCAGCCTTGTTTCATTAAACATTATCCAAACCTCGACTGTGCAATACGCTGCTTGCGTGATGTATCGATGGCGATCTGATTTGAAGTCCGGCTATCAATAGCGCCCGTTGTGTTGATTGTCTGGTTGACTGTCATCGACTTGCTGCCAGTCCTCCCCGTTGATCCGCTATTCATACTGGTTTGCACCCGTTCAAGTGTAGCGTCAAGTTTTGCCGACGTGTTGGCCGTTGTAACACGCTCGCCCTTTTCAAGATTCCACGTGCCGGATGACGGCACAGACATGATACCGTCGTGCGCCTGACCCTTGATAGCGCTAACTTGACGCATACCAGCCGCCAACGCCGCTGCCGCCGCTATTGGTGCCATGATCCAGCCAAGAACCGGAATAGATGCCGCAGACGCCAGCGCGCCCGTAAATGCTGTGTAAGCGTTTATAGTAGCTTGGGCAATCGCCATCTTCTTGGCTCGCTCCTTGCCCTTCTTGCTGTCGGCCTCCATCATGCCGCTGAGGTCGCCCAGCAATGTACTGACGCCGGTTAGGGCAGCATTCCAGCGGGCAGACTCCAACTGGTGCATGGCGTCTTCATGTTGTTTTTTTAACTCTAATTCTTTCGCGTCCCATTCTTCAGTGAGGTCTGACCTCTCCTGTCTGAACGTGTCTAGCATGCTCATCTGTGTGGCATACCACGACTGTAGCTCTTCCTCTTTTTCGTTGACTTTGAACACATCTTCGAATGGGCCGGATGCAATCTCGCCAACCCCTGACATTTCTGGCATCTCGTTGCCGCTGAATGCCGCATCGATGGCTTTCTTTTTCGTGTCCCCGCCGTTGGCATCGTTGACCGCTTCGATTGCGGCAAGCTGAGAAAGTAGAGTATCTGTCCTACGCTCCTCTTCAGTGCGCAGACCCTCGGCAATTTTTTGGTATTCTTCTGTAGCTTTTTTCTGAGCCTCAAGCCCGGCAACCGTATCAAGCAATGCCTCTGCCTGTGCTAACTGCGACTCGCTCGCGCCCTGTACGCTGAGGTCGTAAATTTTAACCTCATCAGCGGACATGCCCCAGACTTTAGCGGCTCGCTCCAGCGCGGTAATCTCGCCGACTATCGCCTCTGCTGATTTCTGCGCCGCGTCTGCCGCTTTTTGTGCCGCTTTCTCGCGTGACTCTGCCTCATCGTCAAAAGCCTCGCCGGTTTTTTTGGATTCTGATCTGGCTTTAACTGAAGCCTCGGCTGATTTTTCAGCAGCGACTTGCGCGTCGTCCCAGAACTTTTTGAATTTTTCGCCAGCCATCGGCTCGTTAATAGCGTCACCAATACCCGAGGCCGCTTCTTTCAAAACTCCAATATCTAGGGCTAGTTTTTCGGTTACCTTAGCCAATGGGGCGGACATATCAATACCAGGTATGGCATCAATCAATTCCAGAACGCCCTGCACAACGCCACCAATAGCCACCTGCATACTTTGCCATGCGACTATTGCGCCGTCAGCCGTGGCAGAAAAAACACGCCCAACCCCATCGGCAGCGTCCATCAAAAACGCGAGTGCATCGACGGCAGTGCCAACAGAGTCAGCAACAACATTGCCAAGGCCACCGGCATCCTCAGCAGCTTGCAAGAATAATTCAGACGCGGCTTGCAATGCTGGCGCAAGCTCAACTGTCAACTGCTTGGCTGCTCCAGACATGCCCATGCTGAACACGCCCATCGCGTCATTGGCGGCATCGACTTTACTTGCGTCAATGTCTGACAGATTAAGCCCGAACAATTCGACTTGTTTCGACGCCTCAGCAATAGCCGACGCGTCAAGTAATTTCATGGCGGACGCATTCTTCGCGCCATAAATTTCGGCAGCAACGGCGGCGCGCTCGGATGCCTGCACGTTCTGCTCCAGCGCGGTATTAATAGCGGCAATGCGCTCGTCCAGTGGCAACTCATACAACGCTTGCGCCGACAGGCCCAACCGCTCGAATGCAGCTACCTGAGCGTCAGACCCTTGGATAGCCTTGCCGATGTTGATCTGTAGCTTCTGGCTGGCTTTGATGATCTGCTCATAACCGACCCCAGCCAAATCTCCGGCGCGTTCAAGGTTCGCAAGGCTGGTGTACGTGGTGTCAAGGCTATTCGCCACGTCCATTTGCTGCTCAATCAATTCGCGCTGGCTATTGACAATCAGCCCGATAGCGCCTACAGCGGCAGCGGCTCCAGCGGCAACGGCAAGCCCAGCCCCCTTAGCGTTGTCAGAAACTTTGTTTTTCCACTTTGTAGACTCGCGCTCTGCCTTGCTCAGACCAGCAGTAAATCCTGCGGTCTTAGCGACTAAATCCAACGTCAAAACGCCCAAACTTTTCGATGCCATATCAACTCCACTGCTTCATTGCATCTTCCAGCGTTATCACAGGCTCATCGCCATGCGGCATAAAATCCAGCGGCGTAAACCTTGTGCCGGGCTTGCTGTGCGCGTTCGCGTACATTGACGCCATCATAGCAATAGACTGCTCGACCCGCATACCTGTATGCAAGCTGCCCCGCTTGCTACGGTAACGAGCCCAAGCCAGATACTCTGGATAACTGATATTCTGTTGCGCCTCTGCAATTGTTCTGCCTCCGATGCCGCACAATACCAGTTCATGCCATAGCTCATCTAGCCCGCTTTCTGCTTTCCCGCGCCGTTTACCTCACCAATAACAGTGAGCAAAGCTAGCGTCAGATTGCCATCAAGCGCGCCGCGATCTGGGTCAGCATCGCCGGTAATATCGTCAACCGTAAAAACAGGCTTGCCATTCTCATCGCAAATACTGATTGCAATTCGGCCAGCAATGCCGTCGGTCTTGCCAGTGATGGATTTTAAATCCTGCACAGCAGACTGATATGACAGCGGACGGACATAAACCGTAGCAGTGTGTTCCTGATCGCCAATCTTCCACGTTATCTCACGCTCAACAGGTCGGCCAGTAAATGCACCGACCCGCGTGAGCGAGTCAATATCCAGCTTCATACTTTACCGATCCAAGACGAACCGCCCGAGCGCTGAATAGTGGCTTGAGTGGTAACAACCGTATTCGCCGCAAAGTCAAACGGGAAGTCTGACACATAACCCTCAAACACAAACCACGTCCGATCCGTTGGTAGCACAAAGTCGCCGTTGCTGTCAATGGTTGGCTCGCTAATGCCATCAGCCCAGCCGATAGCCCACTGTAGCATCGGCGACGGGTCGCTCTCGCTCAACTGGTGCAAGCGAACGTGTGACTCGTTAGCGGGGTCAGCATTCAGACCTAGCGTAGCCTGCCCAGGCGTACGCAAACCCGGCTTATAGCTGCGAGTGGTCGCAGATAAACAGGTATCTTCGATCTGGTCGGCTGGATTGCCGCCGGGACTAAAAGTGGTTGCGCAATCAATCTCACGCACGCCAGCACCGCTACTATTAAGCGCCGGATCAATGAAGTAAATCTGTGTACCTTGTGTTAAAACAGACATGGCTGCCTCCCGTCGTGGTTAAAGTTACTGCCTCTTGACTATCCAGTCTACATCAAAACTAGACCTGTATTTCTTGGTTTCTGGATCGCGTACCTCGCCACGCCAGCCGGTAATATAAGCCACCGGCTCTATGGCATCACGCAGCGATAATACAGCATTTCTGGCGTCATTTGCACTGTTCGCGTATACGTCTATTTGAATCGAATATCGGTCAACGTCTGGCACGTTTCCGAGGTAATTATCCGGCGACCCGCCTATGGTCTGCCATACCGCGTACGGCGCGGCGACGTTCTGCGGGGCCTCGCCAAACAGGAACAGTCGAACAGGGTTAGTGCCAAGCGCCGCCTGAACGTACTCGGATGATGCGCACACTGCAAAAATAGGCGGATAGCTCATTTGCTGACCTTCTTAGCTGCACGCCGTAGCGCCCTGTCAAGTGCCTTATCATACTCTTTCACGAACGTGTCTACCACATCGCCGCCAGATGATTCCAGCGCGGGACGCATGAACGGATGCGCTGCCATTTTCTCGGTGCCGAACTCTACAAAACGCCAATGGAACGTATCGCCGCCGGGGTTACCTTTCGCATTCTTGCCGGTCTTTATCTCGCCCTGTTTCGAGTAATCGCGAGCACCGCCCAGCACGCCAACCCTGAACGCCAGGTCATCGCCGCCGGATTGCTTGTTTACGCTGCCATTCCATCGCTCCACGATATTTTTCGCGATGCTCTCGCGTGAATCCGCATCGTCTATGGTTTGCGCGCCGTCGATAGCCTTATCACGGACAACGCGAGCAGCCGCCCGCAATGCCGCCCTCCCGCCTTTTTTCTGCATGTCGACGCCGATGGTTTGCAGCTTTGACTGCAGCGCCTCAAGCCCGTCTATGCGGCTCTCTACAGTGATGCTCATCAGATACGACAACACACGAATGTAGTAATGCCTTCCCGTCCTATATCAGTTTCCATCGTATTAACCTCATAAACGGCAAACCCGTTGCGACTGCACCAATTAATAAAACCCCGCACAGTCCAGTACCAGATGTGTTCGCCAGGCTTAAAATGCTTACTGGTGAGGCAATCTGACTGGTTTTGATACGTTGGCATGCTAACAAAAAGCCATTTCTTGACGGTGTCGAGAAATTTCTCAGGCTCGGGGATATGCTCAAGGCTATCCCAGCATGTTACTGCATCGGCACCGGATTCATACGGGTCAAGATAGCGATCACCGAGCCACGCAACGGCCTCAGGATTAACGTCATATCCAAACGAATCGGAGTCAGTAACAAACCTGCCCCCGCCGATTCCAATATCAACAACCTTGCCATCAAAGTACCTGCGCACCAAGTCAACACGCGCCGCCGTCAATAGCGCGCCCATTTCTGTATCGTCCATGTCCTGATACTTGGCAAAATACGACCCACTGTAGTCCATTGGCGGCCTAGGATGGTACCCCATGCCAAGCTGATCAGACCAAAGCAGGCAATCCGTTAGCCCATGCGGTAAGTTTCTGTTCATAATTCGCGATCGCCTTATTGCAGCCGTGCTGCTTTTGTGTACACCTACAAAAATTATCAGGAACTAAAAAAGTCATTTTTGACAAATCCATTTCCCTTGATGTTATCAGATCCGGCGAATTAAACCCGCCCTGCCCACCGCAAACAATAAGCGCCGGGACTTTTGCCGATATACAAGCCGGAACTATCCAGCCTATCCCACCGATCACGGCTTTTGCCCCAGCAATAAGCGCTAGCAACTGATCCGTGGATAACTCCCCCGCATGGTAGGTTATATCAGCTGGCGGGGCATTACCTACAATCCATTCCTTGCCCTGCTCAAGATCGGCAACAGAGACAACAGTATATCCACGACTGCGCATTTCTATAGCAGCTTGCTCGATGTATTCCGGCAGCGGGTTTCTTGTATCAGCACGCCATTCCTCGCGAACTGTAACCGGTCTGACAACAACGTAATCCCCAGCAACAACCGGCGCGGACAAAGGCGGCAAGTCAAAACCGCCGGGATTAATCCCAAAAAAAGCCCTCATGTCACGTATGATCCCGCGCCTGCTATACGATACCCGTATGGGCTTAACCTTTATCGGCGGGGTTTCCCATTGGCTGATTTTATTTATGTTTTTAAGCTGTGTCCTTAATATCGTCGACGGCTTGACAAATCGGACGGGCAAATCCTTATAAATCTCAGGCCACGGGGTATCAATCCAAACATTACCCGGCAACTGCTTAACGAAAGCCCTTTGGTAAATGTTGTCGCCCAGCCCACGCATACTGTGAACAAATATATCAAGCGCCATCATTGACCCCATCAACGCAACGTAATCGCCACTCGCGCCGACCCGTCAAATCAGTGTCGACACTGTGGACGTTATACACGCGCCCATCCCATAGAACGCGCCATGCGTACATCGCGATCCGATCCACGTCAAACCATCTGATTGTGATGCGCGCCGTTGTCTCTGACTGTGTGGCTGCCGATTCTCTAAACTCGCGCCCTGGGCCTGTCAGAACCTCAGCCGGAACGGACGTATACACGTCAACCCAGGTATGAGTTACGCCGCCCGTCTCGCTGTCCTGCTCCTGTACCTGCTCTTGCAACGTAACGCGCTGCCGTAAGCGTGCCGATAACCCACTCATACGCCCAACTGCTCGCGGTATGGCATCCAGAATGATTCAGCCGCAGACCGCAAAGCCATCAACCGCGCTGGGTCGGTTTCCTCGTACATCGAGCGCACGATTAAACGTATCCCGTAAAGAATATCAGACGGCACGGATGGCTCGCTGGGCGAGTCAGAATCGACCTCTTCAGGCAGTGCGGCGCTATCCAAAAAATTGATACACGCCTTTTCAGCCGCATCAATCAACTCCTGCAACAACACGTCGTCGTCGTCATGAATAATTCGCAAATCCCGCTTTACAGATTCGACCGTTACAATGCTCAAAGCACTTCCTCCAAAATACCCAACGGGAACACGCTCAAAGCGGTTTCCCTTGTGCAATTAATAATATCAGCTTTTGGAAACTTTGCCGCCATTGCTTTGAATTGAGCGGGCCACTTATCCACGCTGCCAGCATTACCCAACCCTCTCGGATGGTTGCCGTGCCAGTGAGCTTTGCCGCCCGTAAGCTGGCAATCGTACCCAAGCAATATCACACGCTTGGCCCCCATTGTAATCGCTAACGCAATCGCGCCAGCGCCGCTATTCTGTGTATCATGGGAATGCACGCGTTCAGTGCCTTTAATCCCGCTAACTGGCGTAGTTGCTATGCCCTTGAACACTTCCGCCACCTCGCCGCCATATTCCTTCCACCATACGCGATCCATTGCGTAGAGCATATCTGCCCACGGGGTCAACCTAAAAGTGGTGTTGGTGCAGATGACTCCTCTTCCAGTTCCGGCGTCTTTCCACGCTTTGACTTTTTCGCAGTCGTCTGCTCTGAGACTTGCTCCACTGGCAATGCAGACGGCTTCTGTCCAGCGGCTTGTGACGGGAAACTAGGCGCATCAGCCGCCGCCCTCACCAGTCCCCTAGACTTCAGCCGCATAGCCGCCACGGGGCTAACTTCAAAAACCTCACCACGGACTCTTTTTCCGTTGTGCTCAAAATTCTTTATCGCAATAACATCCATAATTCAATCCAAAAAAAAGGCGGGGCATTACCCCCGCCTAGTTTCATCAGGTAGACGACGCCAACCCGTCAAAGTCACCAGTAACAAACGCTTCAGGGCGATAGACAGTCAAGCCTACGCGCTCTTCGCACAGGATGGTAACCATGTTTTTCACAAAGTTATCACGGTCTTCTGTGGACACTGTGACGGACACGTCTTCACGATCCCAACCTTGAGCGCCTTGCTGGAATGAACCCACCAAGAAGTCGCCAGCAGTCATAGACTGAGAAGCAACAACAGGGCGACCCCAAAGACCAGGAACAGCCAAACCGGACGGGGTGGCGAACAGGTAAGCGTTGTCGGTTGTTTTGCGCAGCTCGATTTCGCACCAGTCGATCGGGCTTAACACGATGCCGTCGGCATTGTATTCGGCCAACGCAACTTGAAGCAACGCGATACGCAAACGGTCGATAGCGGTTTCAGCCTGTACCCATACGCCAGGGTTAGCGTACGCGCTAGCCTGAGTCATGATGCCGTTGATATTCAAGCCAACGCCAGAACCGTTAAGCAATTGGTTTTCTTCCTTCAACTTCAGACCATAGGTCAGTCGTCCGTTGATATATGAAGCCAGCATAGGCGCATCTGCCAACACTTGACGCGATGCACGAATCCAATGCGCGATGGTAGCCACCGGCGCGGAATCCAGCTCAACCGTCAAATCAGATTCAGGCTTGACGTTGGTCGGGTTTTCGCTAACAGGCGCCGCGTTGTTGGTGAAACCCGTCTCGCGCACGTACTCAAGGCTGCTTGAAGTAGTGCGACCCCATGCCAACAAGTCACGCAAGAACAGGCGTTGTTGAGCAGGCTGTACCATGCCAAGGTGCTGAGGAACGATCAACGCACCGGCAGACGCGGGCAGACTGGTTACAGCGCCCTTGATGCTGGTAGAGAATGAGCCTTTAAGCCCACGCGCCGACTGTGCGGCAAACGCTTCAAAGCCTTCAGCTTCAAGGAATTGCTCGCCCATTGTTTTCTGCCCAGCGTGTGAACCGCCGCCGGATTCCATCTTGACTACCATTTGCTCAGCCGCTTGCAAGCGCGCTTGTAGTTCGCCCTGTGCGATCAGCAGTTTATCTACCGATGCTTTGGTTTCTTCTGACAGTGTGGCGTGATTCTTGATTTCCTTTTGTGATTTCTCAGCGTAGGACTTCAGATCATCGGACACTTTATCAAGGCTTGCCTTGACTTCTTTGTATTCTTTTTCGACGTTCGTTAAATCGACCATTTGTAGTACCTCTTAAATAGAAAATGATAGCTTAGGGAGTGGGTCTAGCCTTACTTCGATGGCATCACGCTCATCACTACCAGCCACATCACGCAAACTGGTCTTAAACTCGGATATTAATGTCATGGCTTCCTGTTTTGGCATACCGGAACTGCGCAGCGCCAACTCCATACGACGTACAGCGTGAGCAGAGGCAGACGCCTTGCTGCCACCAGATGCAACGTAATCAGACGGCAACAGATCGTCAGCAAAACCTTGATCTATGGCATCGCTGCCGCCCATCCACAACTCGCCGTCCATTAATTTCATGATGGCTTTTTGATCTTTGCCAGTGCGTGCCGCATAAATATCTGCAATCGCACGGTCGAACGGCTCAAGCCAGTCGGCAAAATCGCGGAAATCATTTCGATTTCCCACGGCTCCAGACCATGCGTTATGAATCATCAGGAACCCTGAACGCGCTATCTGCAAATTGTCCGCCGCCATCGCAATCACAGACGCCGCCGATGCCGCCAAGCCAATGACCTTAACCGTCACCACGCCGGGATGCTCGCGCAACAAGTTATAAATCGACAGACCCTCGAAAACATCGCCGCCTGGCGAGTTTATATTGACAGTCACGTCGCCCTTGCCCATTGCCCGCAATGCGCCAGCAATCCGCTTGGCTGTCACGCCGCAGCCGGTCCAGTCGTCATAACCGATGGCGTCATAAATACTGATAGTGCGGGAATCGTCCTCGGATGAGGCCTGAACGCCAGCATCCCAGCGCTCTAACGCTCGCGGCATAATGGCGGGCTGGGCGCGGTTCTGCGGCCTTGCCTGTGGTGCTTGTGGCAATGATCGGATACTCATCCCATTAACTCCCTCAAAATATGCGCTGATGCTATCTGTTGCTTGCCTAATGTGTCAAGCGGAGCCATCGACGTTTGAACCGTCAGAACAGCGGCATTGCCGCCCATCGGCTCGCGGTCTTCCAACAGCCTGACCTCGTCACGGGTAAAAATCCCGTTGTTGACCATAGAGCTATAAAACGACGACCTGCCAGCGCTATCGGCACGAAGCAATCCCTCGACCGAAAACTTAGGGTAGTAGCGCATCCTGTCTACAGGGTTTAGTAAGTCCTTACTTATTGCCTGCTCTACTCGCTTAAGCCACGGGGCCAGCGTGAACGTCAGAAATCCGATCATCTGTGACTCTATACCAGTTCCCCAACTTGTCGATTTCTCGCTATGCCCAACCATAAACGGCGGCACCCGGAACCATCGGCATATCTCCTCGACCGAGAAAGACCTAGATTCCAACAACTGAGCATCATTAGGATTGATCCCGATGGTATCAACCGACATGCCGCCCTCAAGCAATGGCGACTTGCCAGCATTAACCGCGCCAGATATTCCTGTCAGGCTCTCGCGGAACTCATCGCGCTGGTCTTTATTCAGCACGCGTTCCATTTTGTAATAAGTCGTCGGCATCAGCCCATTTTCAAAGGTCTTGTTTGCAGCATTGCCAGCCGCCAACGCGGAACCGAAAACATTGGCCCCGTAATAAATAACACTGACGCCATTTTTCCCGTCAAGTGAAAATCCCGGTATCGTGAAAATCCTACTCTCAGGGATTACCCGCTGCAACCCGCTGTCTTCAGTGTAGGCATACTGCAACGAGCCGTCTGATTTTCTGGTAATCGCCAGCCTATTCGGGGCCAAGAACTTCAACCCCACCAACGTACTGCCGACCATCAGCTTTTCAGACCGAGCCACGCCACGTAATAACATGGCGGCTATGACCGACTCCCAATAAACCGAGGCCGTTGCGTCAGCATTGGGCTGATCGTGGATGATGTACTGGAGCTGGTGACTTGATGCAACCCGCTTGCCTGAACTTGTGTTCTCATACATCGACAACGGCAGAGTGGCTATCGTTTCAGATATCAACCTGGTACACGCCCACGCAGCTGATAGCGAGAGCATATTGTTCTCATTGACAACAACGCCACTATCTGAAGTCGCGCCAAAATATGCGCCCAACGATTCAGTGGTTGGAACCCCCAGCCAGCTAAGTACAGCGGCCTTGACCCTACCCGGTTTTTTTGTCTTGGCTTTCATACGATAATGGGCGCTCTCAGAAATTCTTTGAAATCCGCGTCTTCGCTGGCGGCTGGATTTAATGACATCAAGGTGACAGCGTTAAACATAGCCATCAACGGGTCTATTTTTGCCGATCCTTGCACTGGTCTGTTTAAATGGAAGAATAAAACCAGCAATAGAATAAAAATAGGCGGCGTTGCTGGGTCCGATACAGGCAATGGGTATATAAGAATCGTTATTGATGGCCGTAGGTGCTATGCCCACAGATTAGCGTGGGCAATTATTAACGGCAGTTTCCCGTTATTTGAAATTGATCATATAGATGGCAATCCTTCTAATAATTCAATAATTAATTTGCGCGCTGCAACTCACCCTCAAAATGCACAAAACCAGCGATTTAGAAAAACAAATACAAGCGGTAGGAGCGGTGTATCTTGGAGCAAACAGCACAAAAAATGGGAGGCATATATCATGGTTAATGGCAGAAAAATCCACCTTGGATTATTTAATTGTGTTGATGCTGCTGGAAAAGCTTATCTTGATGCAAAGCTAGAATCCCATGAGTTCCAGCCCGTACCAAGGGAATTGATCTGTGCTTGAATGGTCAACGGCGCTTCCTGATTGGGAGGATAGGATTGTTGCTGGCAAGTCGATCATGCCTTGCGGTGCTTTATTCCCCGATGTGGCATCAGAGGCTGTTGACGTATTCGGGGCTTTAACTTTAGTTGATGCGCCCAATGGTCCTGATTTGTTCGGGTCAATATCGCGCCCGTGGGTTATTGATATAGTTAAAACTCTGTTTGGGTCACAAGATCCAGAGACGCGCCGCCGTCATATAAACCAGTATTTTCTATGTATTAGTAAAAAAAACGGGAAAAGCTCAATCGCCGCTGGGATTATGCTCACTGCCCTGATTCTTAATCACAGA